GCCGGCCGCGCGCATCAGGTCCATGCGCAGCTGGCGCTCCTGTCGGCGGTGCTCCGCCTCGACCACCAGGCGCCTGTCTGCCTTGCGCTTGTAGTAGAGATTCATGAGCAGGCCGGCGAGCGCGATAGCAACACCCATCAGGCCAAAGAATTGATTGGACAGGAGGAAGCCAACGACCGATACCCCGGCGCCGCCGTAGGTAGCCTTGCTCCCTGCCGCCGCGATGGTGATGTCGATGGCTTCGGATTTCATGGCCCGGATGATTCCTGCCATGGGTGGTGACGTCGAACCCTATACGGGGGCTGCGCTCGTCATGCCAACCGCCAGGTCGCCTTTGGCGGCGATGGTCAGTTGGCAAACACCTGCAGGTCGCCCGTTGCCGCTATCGCACGCTGGGCCGTGGAGGTCGCAGAAACCTGGGCGCCCTGCGTGACCGCGTGCACTTGCTGGGGCACGCTCACCGCCGACACGTCCTCGAAATAGTCGCGCTCGCCGAAGCGCAGCAGTGCCGAAATGCTCGTGACCCCCTCCAGGGCTGCAGCTGCTTCGGCGCGGACGAGCACGAGGGCCTGCGCCTCGGACTGCACGCCGTCGAGCCAGGTCTGCACGCTGCCGGCCACACGCACCGTCGCGGCAGCAGAACCGTCGGCGCCGTCGAGGGCAGCCGCGGCCCGGGCGTACGTGATGACGAGGTACGCCGCTTCGGCTGAGGCGCCTTCCAGCGTCGCCTGGGCCTGGGCCGTGGCGACTGGCCCGCCCTTGGTGGTTTGCGACACGCCCTGCAACTGCACATCACCGGCGGCGCTGAGCGATACGGCGGCTTCGCCCGACCCGCTGACCCCGGCCAGCGTGCGCGCCTGGGCGGCGTGGGTGAGCAGGGTTGCCGTACCCTCGCTGGAGACACCGGCCAGGGTCTTGGCCTGCACGGCGTGCGTGAGGATGGTCGCAGCGCCCTCGCCCACCACGCCGTCCAGCGTCATGTCCTGGGTACCGGCGCGGGCAATACCATAGGTGCCGGTGCCTGTCACGCCGTCCAGGACGACCGACGACTGCAGCGGGGTTCCAGTCACTGCGAATCCGGCGCCTGTGGTGCCCGCGAGCGTCGCTGCCCCGCTGAACGATCTTGCCGGCAGGGGCGTGAAAGCGGCGAAGGTGCCAGTTCCGGCAGCGCCCGCCAGCGCCACAGAAGACGCCGCAGTGCGGCCCGGGAGCGCGGCGCCCACCACGAAGCTGGAGGTCTGGCTGACGCCGGCAAGGGTGCGGGCCGAGGCGAAGATCCGCCCAGGGTCGGCCCCGGACCATGTCTCGACCAGAAGTTCGAAATCGACCGCGTTCCAAGCCGCCGCGGTGGGCGGCGCCGAGCCTGCGGGCAGCATGTCGAAGTCGACCGCGTCCCAGGCGGGCGGCACGTACTGCGGCGAAGCGTCGATGGCTACCAGGGTTGAGGCGCTGGAGACGCCGGCCAATGCCGCAGTGCCGGCGGCATAGCGCTGGTCATAGGGCACGCCGGCCACCGTGACCGCGCCCGCGCCCGTAGCGCCATCAAGAACGCGCTCGGTCGTGACCTTGAGGAAGACGCCAAAGAAGTCCCCGCGCACAATCGCCCCGGCCTGGGGCTGGTCCCAGACGTCCGCGCCGGCGCTTGCCGGCCGGTCCAGTTGGGGGTCGCGCAGGAAGGACATGCGTTATCCGTGTGCGATCTTTGCGCCACCCCGGATGGTCCCGGTGGTGGTGGTCGAGCACAGGGTGATGAGTGACAGGCAGGCGCTGTTGGCAATGTCTGGCAGGCCGAGCTGCGCCCAGTCGAAAAACTCGGACTTGTTGGCGAGCGCCAGTGGCAGCGTCATGCGCGGGCGTGTTGCGGTAAAACCGAAGTTGCCCGCCGTACCGGTGGTTGCCGACAAGGTCACGGTGTCGATCTTCTTGATGTACCGGCCGGCCGCAGCTGCGGGCAACAAGCTGTTGAGTGGGTACATGCGGCCGGCGCGCGGCGTGGCGCCGAGCGCAAACGCGAGCAGTGAGCCCGTGCTGTCGTCGTCGTAGGTGACGTTGACCGTGGCGTTCACGCCGGTGGCGCCCATCGCCGTATAGACCTCAAGCCACCACTGAATCTCTGAGCAGTTCGCCGAGCCGATCCGCGCCGGCAGGTTGTCGGTGCCCAGGCTTACGTCCAGATTCACGGTTTGCGCGGTTACCGCCGTACCCGAGAGCCCACCCATGTGCACCAGGCGGTCGTGTACCTCCAGGGTGGTGGCGCTGTTGCTGCACATCGCGTAGGCGTAGGCCCCGTAGCTGGTCGCCGGCGCTGTCTGCTGCGCGAAGTCCATGGCCCCTGTGGAGGCGTTGGTGCACACGGCGGCTGCGGCTGGCACCGCCCCCAGCCCCGGCTGGCCGGTGGCCCGCCACAAGCTGAAGAACTGCCCTGCCGCGGCGCTGCTGATGCTGGCTTTGTCGATGATCAGTCGGCTGGCGTTGTTGCCAAGCGCGCTGATGAGCTGGTCGCGCGAAATAATGGTCATGGTGCCCCCGGAGTCAGGTGCGCACGCACCAGGGTGTAGTTGAATGGCTCGCCGGTGGCTGGGTCGAACGCCAGGACGTAATAGCCGTTGGTCAGCGTGCGGTCCAGGCCGTGAAACGCATAAGTACCGTCCGCGGCAGTCAGCGCCCGGGAGATCAGCGCCTTGCTATCCCGCCCATACAGCGCGCAGACGACGCCCGGCATCGCCAGGCCCGCCCGGCGTACCGTTCCAGAGAAGCTGCCGCCGTTGTCGATGTGCGTCAAATCGCGGTACACCACGGACCGGGAAGCCACGCGCACGCGCCTGATCCGACGGCCCACGTCTTTGGCGATGGTTCCGAGATCGGCCATCAGTCCGCCCCACCCGAAATTTCAAGCGCGAGGGTTGCAGACGAGCCCAGAAGTCCGCGAATCAGCTCGAACCTGCGCCCAGCGAGTGTCCCCGCTGCGTCTCCGGCCCATCGCGTGCCGTGGGGGCCGATACTGGCCGGATCGTGGCAGGTATCCCAGAGCCCGGGAAGGTGCCCACGCGACAGACCGTCTGCGATGACCTCGGGCTGGAACTGCAAAAGGGCATTGGTCCCGCGCTCGGGAAAAGCGCGGCGCCCAGACGATGAACCGACCCAGTCGTACAGGCTCACCCGGATCGGGGCGGTTGGCGCCAGTTCCGCGACCAGCGCCCCCACCGCGGCTGTGTCGCTGCGCTCGACCCAGAGGTTCGGCGCGCTGGCGGCCTGAAGTTCGAAATACTGCAAGCTTGCGCCGCGCCCGTCGTCTGCGGTGGGATTCGCGCAGACGAAGTTGTTGTATCCATCGACCGGCAGGTTGCTAGGGAAAGTACCGAACCCCGCCACGGCGCGATTTCCGCCAGGGTAGACGTCGCACACAACCCATACATGCGAGGGCGAGGCCACCACCACCCAGCCAGCCTGAAACGCTTCAGCAACTCCAGAATACCCGCACGCTGGGCCGTTGCCCCCGACCTGCCCGGTCGTGGGGAACGGGTTGGTCCCAGCGGAGACGCCGCTCATGCTCTCGTAGCCGCGGATGTTGATGACTCTGTCGGCGGCGTTCGTGGACACTGCGTTGTCGTACACCCGAAAAAAGCGGCCGTTGCCGCCCGCACCCTGTTGGAACACCGCGATGGTCGAGCCGGACGAAAACGGCATGGTCCATCCGGCCGGCGGCTTATCCCCGTAGCCGTCGACCAGGCACGCTTTCAGCACCGCGAGAAAACCACCGGCAGCGATGGCCACCGTCGGCGCCCCCAGGTCCGTGGAGCGGTAGACAAACCGGTCAGGAGAGTCGTACTCGACGGTGTACGACAGCGTGCCCACACCCATGATCGTGCCCTCAAGGTCGGGCACAAGGAAGCTGGAGGCGCCGAAATTGGCGCGCGCCGTGAGCGGGAAACTGCTGGTGTTGTCGAAGCCGATGAACGGATACAGGCCGGGCACAATCGCTGCATTCGTTACCGGCGCACCGCTGGGCGCGCCGTTCACAAACACCTGCACGGTGTGCGCCTTGGTGTCAATCTGCAGGCCGATGACGTCTCCCACGGAGAACGAAGAAACTGCGTGGTAGGCAATGGGCGTTCCGGCGAAGTAGATCCCGTTATCGAGGAATGTCACGGCCAGCTTGACGTTGGCGTTGTAGACGCTGGCGGAATTGAGGGGCAGTGAGGTATTGCACAGCCCGAATATCAGCGGGTACAACCCCCCGCCCCCCGCCAGCAGGGTGGCAGACATGAAAAACTTGCCGGGCAGGATCGGATCGACGGCACGGACGTGCGCGGACGTCGTGGCGTCGAAGTCCACGACGAGGTTCCCCCCACTCAGTGCGGCGGCTGCGCCCTTCGCCGCCGGGTTGAATGTGGTTGGCGTGAACGTGTAGCTCATGACCTAGCGCTCAGGCGTTGCCCTCGGTCAGGGTCTTGGTGGTGACCGTGACGGTCTGGCCAGCAGCGATGCTGACGTTGTCCACGGTCATGTCGCCGCCGCCCCCCGTGGCGGTAATGCTGCCCTGCTCGTGGCACGTTGCGCCGGTGGAGTCGAGTATTCGGTAGTGGCCAGCGTCACCTGTCCCGCTGGCGGCCACCGTCCAGGCGCCAGCGAGCACCTTGGTACCAGCGGAGGCCGCGGCCATCCAGTCGGCCGGGCAGATGACCTCCGCCAGCAGCGTGCCAGTGGCGGCGGCGGCGCAGTTCGCGGGTTTGGCTCCGGTGCGAAATTGCAGCTTCGGCGAGGCGCCGATGGTGGTCTCGATAGCGTCGAGGCGTGCGTTGCGCACGGCGATGGAATGTTGGACGGCCATGGTGGTTTCCTTCAGGCGACGGTGGTTACTTCGGCGCCCACGGTGACGGCGCCCTCCAGAAGCGCGGTGACGGTGCCACCGGCAGAAATCATTTCGAGGTCGTAGACGCCGGAGTCCCACTCGAACGCCTCGGCCTCGGTCGCCGAAATCTTGAGCTCGATGGTTTTCTCGGCGTCGCTCAGCACAATCCCGCCCAGCGGCGCCGAGGTCAGCGTGTGCAGCACCGCCCCGCCCACGCGGTCCTTGATCTGCATGCGGGCGGTGAAATCATCGAGCGAGTGCGGCGTCATCCAGGCGAGGTAGCCGGTGTCCGCGCGGTGTGCACCAAAGTTGGCGGCGCTCGTCTCGTTGAGTTCCAGCTCAGTGCTCGACACGACCGTCACGCGCCGGAGGTCTTTGTTCCTCGGGGGGTTGCCGACGGCGTTGAGTTCGGTCATGCCCTTGGCGTCGACTACGGCCACGCGCCAGCCCGGCGGGATGCTGGCGCCAGCGCCCTGCAGCGTGATGCGTGCAGGGGCGGCCTGCGCGATGGACGCGATGGCCGCGTACATCCAGGGCTCCGTTTCCCAGCGCACGGTGAGGACGAACGTCTCGCCGCGCCGGATGAAGATGTCTCGCTGGGTGGTCATGCCGAGCAGTGTTCCCGCCCAGCCTTCGCGCGCCAAACCCTATACGGGGGTCAACCCCCCAGCAAAGTCTCCCAATCCGTCACGTCCCGCTCTGACCCCGAGTAGCCGCCCCGGGCGTTCACCTGGTTCATCAGCGTCGTCACCATGTTCCCGAACAGGTCCACCACCTCGTTGGCATTGGCCATCTTCAACTTCCCCAGGAAGTCGTCCCGGTCGCGCGCTCGCGCCTCGGCGAACTCCAGGCCAAAGCGGCGCGTCGCGGTAGTGCGCAGCAAGCCGGCCACGCGCTCGCTGAACTGCGCGTTCAGCGCGTAGATGTTGTTTGCCGCGTCCACCACCTGGTTCTGGTCGTTGACCCACATGCCGCGCGCCCTCAACTGCAGCTTCAGGGCCTCGGCGACCTGCTGGTGGAGCTTGCGCACCCGCTCCATGCTGGTGTCGAGCGAGGCGCGCGCCAAGCGCATCTTCTCACTGCGCTCCTGCTGCAGGCGCTGCGCGTAGGTCTGGGCCAGCGCGTCGGTGGCGCTGGAAATGTCGCCCCGGGCACGCGCCAGCGCCTCAAGCATGTGGCCGTGGGCGAATCGGTGCCCTGCCCCGGCCGCGGCCTGCAGGGCTTCGCGCTCCTGGCTCTGCACCTGGCGCTGGGCGCGCAGAAACACCGTCTGCGCCGGCGTGCTGTCCACGAGCTCGTCGTACGACATGCCGGTGGCCGACTCCAGCGCGGCGGTCACGAACGCCTGGGCATCGGCGCCGGCCAGCCCCAGGCCCGGGAAAAGATGGTCCAGCTTGCCCACGTAGTCGGCGAAGAACGAGCCCACCACGCCGTCGAGGAACAGCGGCAGGCTGTCGATGTCGGGGCTCTCGCCCTGCAGCGTAGCGTCCTCCAGGGCGCCCTGCACCGCATGCAGGCCGGGAACGTAGCTCACCTGGCCCGCCGGCGCCCGCGTGCTGATGCTCTGCAGGGCGGCGTTGATTTCCGTCCCGATGGCCGCGCGCATGGCGTTGTCGGCCGTGCCGATCATCTCGGA